TGGGTTGACTCTGACAATGTAAGATTTAGATATGGACTACCGGAAAAAGTTGGTGGTTGGTCTTCTCTCGTAACAGATACAATAGTAGGTGTAGCAAGAGCACAACATGCTTTTGTTGATATTGCTGGTAATAGATATGTAGCTATTGGAACAGATAAGTTTTTATTGTTATACTTTGAAGGTAAATTGTATGACATTACACCACTAAAAACAACTTTAACAAGTGCAACTATTGCAACTACAAACGCATCACCAACATGTACAATTACAAAGTCAGGACATGGACTATCTGTTGGAGACATAGTACAACTTGATAGTGTTACATTACCAAGTGGTACGGGTTTTAGTGCATCTGATTTTGAAGACAAAAACTTTCAAGTAATAACAGTTCCAACAACAAGCACATTTACAATAACACAATCATCTAATGCTAGTGGCACAGTATCAACAGGTGGTAGTTTAAGTATTAAACCTTATGAGCCTGTAGGACCAAGAGCACAATCGTATGGTTATGGTTGGGGTATTGCTGGTTGGGGTAGTGGTAATTGGGGTGAAGCGGCATCTGCAACTGATGTAACACTAGAACCAGGTCTATGGTCATTAGATAATTTTGGACAAGTGTTAGTTGCAACAATTATGAATGGTAAAACTTTTACATGGAACGCTGGCGCATCTACACCATTAGAAACTAGAGCTTCCACAGCAACGTCAGGATTTGCAACAACTAATAATCCAACAGCAACAAGAGTTAGTTTAATATCACCAACAACTAGACACTTACTACACTTTGGAACAGAGACAACTATTGGTGATACAACCACACAAGATGATATGTTTATAAGATTTTCGGATCAAGAAGATATAAATACATTTACTCCTTCAGCTATTAACACTGCAGGAACTTTGAGATTACAAGATGGTACAAAAATTATAGGAGCCCTAAAAGCGAAAGAAGTTATATTGGTTTGGACTGATAACGCTTTGTACACTATGTCATTCATAGGAGCACCTTTTACATTTAGATTAGATCAAGTTGGTACTAACTGTGGATTAATAGGTCAAAATGCTGTTGTTGAAATAGATGGATCTGCATTTTGGTTAAGTTCAAAAGGTTTCTTTCTTTACGATGGTACAGTTAAATCTATACCATGTAGTGTAGAAGATTTTGTTTATGACAACTTTGATACAACAAAAGGTCAACAAGTTGCAGCAGGACTAAATAATTTATTTACAGAAATTACTTGGTACTATCCAGCGTCTGGATCTGAATACAATGATAAATATGTTGTGTTTAATTATGGTGAATCAGCGGGTGTACCAGGTGGTGTTTGGTATACAGGAACAGAAGCTAGAACAAGTTGGATTGATTCAAATGTTTATCCAAATCCTTTTGCAACAAAATACGACTCTACTGCAGATGGTACATTTCCTGTTATTGTAGGTCAAGATAGTTTAGGTCAAACAACTTATTTTGAACATGAAGTAGGAACCGATCAAGTTAATCCAAATGGAACTACAACAACTGTTACATCATTCATACAATCATTTGATATAGACTTAGAACAAAGACAAAGAAATGCACAAGGAAGATCAACGGGTCCTAAAATATCAGGTGAGTTATTTTTAGCTATGAGAAGATTTGTACCTGATTTTAAAACACTTGCAGGTAATGCAAAAGTAACTTTAAATGTAAAACGATATCCACAACAAACATCTAGTCAAACAGCTTTGAGTCCTTTTACAATTACATCTAGTACAGATAAAAAAGATACAAGAGCTAGAGGAAGATCTGTAAGTCTTAAAATAGAAAACGATTCATCTAGTGAGTCTTGGAGATTTGGCACATTAAGATTAGATATACAAAATGATGGGAGAAGATAATGGCAAAGATAGCAATTAGAATACCAGAACCAAAAGAACAATATGATTTTTCTAACCAAAAACAAATAAATCGTGCATTAAGTTTGATGAAAGAACAATTAAATTCAACATTCTTAGACGAGATAAAACAGGAGCAAGAGAGATTCTCTTGGTTTTTAAGTGGCTAATATATATACAAATTCAAAGGTAGATTTAACAAGCACAGCTGAGACTGTTGTTTATACAAGTCCAGCAGCAGGCACATCTACAACTGCAACAACTAGTATAATTAAATCTATATTGGTATCTGAAGACTCAGGTAACGCTGACAGTATAACTTTGACATTAACAGATACTTCTTCAAACGTGTTTAGTTTGTTTAAAACAAAGGCTATTTCAGCCAATGCTACAGAAGAACTACTAACACATCCTCTTGTTATTACAGAGGGAGAGGTTATAAAAGCAACAGCAGCATCAGGAAATAGGTTACATATTGTATTTTCTGTGTTACAAATAACAAGGGATTAATATGGCATTTACAGAACCACCATCAGTTAGATACGAGATAATTAATGGTAAAAAGGTACCGGTAGTTGAGTGTGAAACTGAAGTAGTATTAAGAAATAAAAAAACAAATTATGAATATGGCTCTGACAAAGAGGCAGAGGATGATATTGCAAATCCAAATACAGATACTGTATATGAAGATGTAACAAGATCTGTAAAAATTAAAGTGGCAAACATGCCACCATTAGGAGCAGGATCAGACGAATAATGGCTATAACTAGAACACAGCAAGCAAGACAGATGTATAACAAAGGTAGTAAAAAACCTGTTAAACAAGCAGGTGCAACTAATTATCTTGGTAAACAAGAAATGGTTACGGCCCCTAAATTTTGGTTATCTGAACCAGATCACGTTAAAGCAAAACTAGCTTACATAACTGATGAAGAAGAACAAATTTTAATAGATAAAAATTTATATGGATCTTTAAAAGGTAAACCTAATATTGGACCTGCGGGACTTCCTAGCTTACAAGGTGGTGATTTTGGCTCTGAAGATAAAGGCACTGGCGGCGGCGGAGGCGGCGGTGGTGGCGGTAATGGTGGTGAAGATAGAAGAGAATCTTATATTAGAGACTATTCTTCAAAAGGAATAGTAAAAGGTGGAGGTAAAAAAACTACTACAAAACCAGGAGAGGGTCCTCAGTATGAAGATTCAAGACCTACTAAAGCAGTAATAGATAGACAAAAAGCAAGATACAATAAACAATTTTTTGACAAAGGTCTAATGCCACCACTTGGAAGTAGACCCACAGATTTTAAAACAAAATTAAATCAAAGAAGAAATCAAAACATTTTAAATTTTATTAACAGAAATTTAGGAAAAGATCTTTACAGAAGTGGATTTATAGGACCAAACATTGATAAAAGATTTTTAGGTGGAGCTGTACCAACAACTGGTTCTATTTTAGGTGAACTCATGGCTTCTTACAATCCAGATCTATTGGAAAATGAAATAAATTTATTTGATGAAGATAGTGTTAGAGAAATAGCTAGTGTTTTAAGTAAAACAAAAACTGGTATTACTCCTGTACAAGAATCAGCTTTAGAAAGTTTTAGACAAAATATAAAAAATAGAGAAGAATTAAAAGAACAAGGAATGACTCAAGATCGTTTTGAAGAGTTGTATCCTGGACCACCCAAACCAAAAGATGATAGCGATCCAGAAGATCCTTGTTTAGGACCTAACCCACCTGCATATTGTTTTATAGGGCAACGAGCAACGACAACACCAGAAGATCCTGTGTTTACACCTGCATTTAGATTTATGAATCGTGGTGGTATGGTTGAAGATGCACCTATGGGTGGAATTATGGATCTTGAAACAACAAGACAAATGTTATTTATAGGTGGTGTAGCAAAAGCAATTGGTAAAGGTGTAAAGAGTGTTACAAGAGGACTTAAAAAAGTTGCAAAGTCACCGTTAGGTAAAGCTGCATTATTAGGAGCTGTAGGTTTTGGTGTACCAGGCACAGGTTTTGGTGGATTGTTTGGTAGAGCTTCCTTTGGTGGAAAGGCAGCAGGATTATTTAGAGGTTATGGGTTAAAAGGTAGTTTACAAAACATAGCAGCAAAAACTGGTTTAGGTATGTTTGAAAATGTTGGTGGTAATAGAATATTTCAAATGAAGAATTTAGGAGATATTTTTGGAAATATGAGTGGTTTAAAAGTTGCTGCATTATCTGGTTTAGGTGGTGCTTTATTAGCTAACGTTGGTAAAGAGGACGACGATGGTTTTGATATAGAAGAGTATTACAGAATGGCAGGTATAGATATACCAGAAAATCAATATAGATTTTTAGCAGAAGGTGGGTCTACAGAAAAAGAACCAGTAGCTAAAAAAACTATGCCATTATTAGATTTAGAAGGACAAGAGATGGATTTTAGACAAGATGGTGGCTTTGTGCCAATAGGTAGAATGGAAAAAGCGGACGATGTGCCTGCAAGATTATCAAAGAATGAGTTTGTATTTACAGCTGAAGCAGTTAGAAATGCTGGTGGTGGGGATGTGGACAAAGGTGCAGAAGTTATGTATAATACTATGAAAAACCTCG